TAGAACCTCTAGCACAGCAGAGTTTAATACTAAGAAGTGTAAGAAGTCAAAGATAGATGATAAGCAACGAGGTCTTATTCGTCGGTTCTTAAATAACAATCGCTGGATAACAGAAGATTACTATAAAATAAGAGATAACATTCTCGGAGAATAAACAAAGGGGACGACTGAATGGCTTGGTCTTACGATCCAACGGATCTAAATACAACTACGGCTTCTGGTCGTCTCAATACAGTACGACTGTTGGTTGGTGACACTGATACAACTGACCAGCAAGTACAAAACGAAGAAGTTACTTTCTCTTTATCGGAGAATGGTGATAACGTCTACTACTCTGGAGCTTGGATTGCTAGAGCTATAGCATCTAAGTATTCTAGGAAAGTAAACACAGAACTTAGTGGAGCTTTAAAAGCTGACTACTCTGACTTAGCTACACACTATAATTCACTAGCAGACAACTTAGAGTATCAAGGTAAAACTTCAGGTGCTTCGGTAGGGGTACTAGCTGGTGGCATTACTAAGAGTAAAGTAGAATCTATAAGACAGAACACTAACCGCATTGAAGGCTCTTTCAGAAGAGATAGATTTAAGAACCCACCAAGCTACCAAACACCTGAATACGAATAGAAGGGGAGTAACATATGTCTTTTAGAGCATTTGACTTACTCAAGTTGGTTGAAGATTTTGGTGAAACACTTACACTACGTAAAATTACTACGGGGGGTAGCTATAATCCATCTACAGGATCTGTAGTAGGTTCATCTACAACTGACTATAGCTTCACTGGTTACTTCTATGACTATTCTAGTGCTAACCCTGAAGAAGTTATTAGAGGTGTACGTAAGTGTGTAGTACCTTACCTTGGAGTAGGTATAGATCCATTCCCTGACGACTTAATCATAGGTAATGGTGATACAGTTAAAGTAACAAGAGCAGTATCTATATTCTCTAACGGTGTCGCTATGTGTTACATATGTGATGTACAGGAGTAAGATATGAAACAGGTAGTAAACCTAGAAAAAACTATATCTAAGTTAAAAAGTAAAGTTGATATGGCAGTAGAATTAGCTGTAAAAGATAGATTAGAAAAAATAGCTGATTATACTATAAATATATCTACTCCTACGGTAGATACTGGTGCTTATATAACATCCTTTTCTTACGGTGTTGGTGCAGGTAGACCTAGAGGTAAGTCCTCTGAAGGAAGACCTAAAGAACAAGACAAAGTATCTATGGCAACAGAAGGTCTTAACAACCTGTTAAACGATATAAATAGTATACAAGACTTTAACTACAGAGATACTATTATTCTTAGGAATGGCTCACCTCACGCTATAGATGTAGAGGAAGGTGGAGCTAACTGGAGACTTACACAACCTTATAAAATATTTGAGAGAGTAAGGAATAAATATGGCTAGTATACATAATGATATAAGAGCCGCACTTGAGACACACATCTCTACAACGGCTGATCTCCCCGACATAGCTTACGAGAACGTAGCATTTGAGCCGACAACAGGTACTAGCTTTATTAGAGTAATGTACTTGCCTACAGTGACTAGACCTGCTGTAAGGGGCTTAAATCCTCAACTCAGGTATCAAGGTGTCTTTGCTGTTACAGTATTTACACCAGAAGGTAACGGACCTTCAACCGCAGACGGTTATGTTAACAAAGTTATAGACGCATTTCAAGCTACAACTGACATATCGTTTACTAACGCAGAATCAGAAACAATTAAATTATCAATCGACTATGCTGAAAGGCAACAAGGTTTGATTGACAGCCCTTGGTACTACGTTCCGATTAATATCGGGTGGTACATTTATAAATAACTAGGAGAATACATCATGGCCTTTGCACAGGGTTCACGCTCCAGCCTGTCTTTTATTACTGAAAGCACTTTCGGTACGACACCTGCTGGCAACTTTACTAACCTTCCTTTCAGCACACACTCTTTAAACTTAACTAAAGACCGTGTAGCTGGTAACGACATCCAAGCTGACCGTATGCCTCGTGTAGATCGCCACGGCAACAGACAAGTAGCTGGGGACATTGTTGTAGATCTCAGAGATGCTGACTACGACGACATACTAGAATCAGCCATGTTAAGTACTTGGTCAACTGACGTACTTAAAGTAGGCACAACACCTAAGTTCTTCTCTATAGAAGATTATGCCGCTGACATAGATCAAGCTCGTTTGTTTACAGGTTGTTCAGTTTCCACTATGGCTATTTCCCTCGCACCTAACCAGATGGTAGCAACTACCTTCGGTATGGTAGGTAAGAATATGACTATAAGTGCTACAGAGAAGACACAAGATGCCGCTTCTGGAGCCGCACCATTTGATGCTTACTCAGGTGACATCGGTATAGGTAACGTAGGTGGAGCATCTAACGTAGCTATCGTAACTGCATTAGACTTCACTCTAACTAATTCCTTCGCACCTACATTCGTAATCGGAGATGATAGCGCACCATCACTAGAGTATGGTAGAGCAGAAGTTGAAGGTACACTAACAGCTTACTTCGAGGATGCGGCATTAATTAACCGTTTCCTTAACGAAACAGAAACAGAGATTGAAGTATCAGTTAACGATCCTACAGGAACTAACGCTTATACATTCCAATTCCCTAAAGTCAAAATTAACAGTGCTGATGTTGGCGTAGATGGACCTACAAGCCGAATGATTAGCATGTCCTTCGTTGCTCTATATGATGCAACTGAAGCAACTAACTTGAAGATCACACGACCTTCATAAAGTAATACCTTAGCTAAGGTTAGTGGGGGCTTCTGAGTCGGGTCGGAAGTCCTCACACTTAACATAATTCACCCGATACCCACAAAGGAACTCGACATGGATTTAATGGATCTAAAACCTACAAGTAATACTGTAGAAGTAAAACTAAAGCACCCTAACACTGGTGTTGTACTTAAGAATGAAGACAAGACAGATATGACTATTGTTGTATATGCTACTCACTCTAAAGAGTACAAAGAGTTAATGCACGAACAAACTAATAAACGTCTTAAAGACATGCAGTCTAGTAAGAAGACAGATATAACTGCTCAAGAGATGGAGAAGGCTACACTTGATATGTTATCTAAGATAACTTCCGAGTGGAATATAACCTACAACAAAGAGCAACCTAAACTTTCCATTGCTAAAGCTAAACAACTTTACGATGAAGTGTTTTGGATTAAAGATCAGATTGAGGAGGCACTTGCAGACTCTCTGGATTTTACGAAAGCCTAACTAATCAGTTATGTGAATGGGCTGAACATCAGTTTAAGCTCAACAAACCTGATAAGGATGGCACTACAGAACGAGAACATTTAGAACAAGTAGAAAGGCAGATTGGACGTAGACCTGAAGCACTGGAACCCCCGACACATTTTCCATCGCTTATGTCGCATGTCTGGTCTGCCTTTGTTGCATTAAGCAACAGTAGAACTATGGGATTCTCTGGACCTAACCCGATAACTTATATTGAAATTAAAGCATGGAAGGAACTGACTGAGACACATATTTCCTCTAGGGATATAGAAACGATAAAACGTGTTGATACAGTTTATATGGGGACAGTGAATGGATGATATAGGGGATATACAATTAAGAATCAGAGCTGACTTTAAAGAGCTTACAGGATTACTTAAGACAACTGACCAGACTAAAAGAGCTATAGGTTTACTAGCTAAAGATTTTGCTAGGACTGGCGACAAAAGCCAATACATGAGTTCTATAAACAAGATCGTCATGGCACAGAACAACTTATCTAAAACTTCTAGGATGAGTCAATCTGCTATAATGACTCTTGGAGCAAAGGTTGTACAACAGACTAAGTATACAGACTCTTTAACTGTAGCCACAAGAAGATTAAACGCCGCACAAATGGCTTCTGGCAAAGTTATGGGTAACACTAGAAACAAAATGAATGGCAACAACATGGCTATTCAACAGCTTGGTTATCAGTTTGGTGACTTTGCGGTTCAGGTTCAAGGTGGCACAAGTGCTTTCGTTGCATTTAGTCAACAGGGTTCTCAGTTAGCAGGTATACTACCTATGATTGCTGGTCCTCTTGGTTTAAGCATGGGAGCCGCTGTAGGTCTATCAGCCGCGCTTGGTATCCTTATACCTATTGGTTCTGCTGTAGGTAGAATGTTCATGGAAACTAGGAAGGCCGCTAAAGGGGCGGCTGAGGGTATAATATCTATAAAAGATGCGTCTAAAGAAGCAGTAAAAGAAATATCTAAACTCAGAGGAGAGTTAGAGCTTTTACAGTCAGGTGCGTCTGGTTCACAAGAGCTTGCTTTAAATAAAGCTATTTTTGAGATGTATAATAAAATATACGACTTAAAAAACAAGACTGTTGATCTAAGTCATGCAGATGCTGAAACTATAAAAACAGTAGAGAGCGCAATAGCAGGGGCTTCAACTGCAAGTCAAGAACAACTAAAGGTTTATGAAGATCAATTAGCTTCTCTTTTACGACAGAGAGACGCTATTATAGTAAACAAAGCTCTTGTTGGTAGTGAAGTTAATGAAGCTGATAATGAACAAGCTAATACACGAAGAAGAATAAGAGCAGATGTAGAGCGTGGAAAAGAACTTACTAAACAATCAAATCAAAGACAACAAAACGTACTTGAAGGTATAGCTATCTTTAGAGCCGCAAATAATAAAGCGGATGCAGAAAGAATTTTAGCTGAAGAGAACAGACAGAAGACTGTACTTGAAGGTATAGCTATCTTTAGGGCGGCTAACGAGAGAATAGAAGACGAGAGACTTGCCGTTCAAGAAAGAATACAACAGAACCAACTTGAAGACACGAAATACTTCTACGATTATAAAGCTAAAAGAGAAGCTGAAGATCTAGCTATGGCTACAAGAGTAGCTGAAATTAAAGAAGAGCTACGACAAAAAGAATTTGCAGGTATGCAAGGTCGTAGGGGAGCCAGAGGTCCTAGTGCAATAGAGATTGCAGAAATGGGTATGGGACCTCAGATTACAGATGCTCAAAGTAAACTAGAAGCTCAAGAGAAGTTAAATAAGAAACAAGATGAATACTTAGCTACTCTACGCTTAAGTACACAAGAGCAATTAATGACAGCAGGTCTTAAAGATAGAGAACTGTTAGTTGCTGAACAATTTAATGAAACATATAAAACACAATTAGAGCTAGACAAGCTAGGTATAGAGTACGGTAGTGCAAAATACGAGAGAGCTTTAGAGACACTAAAAACTCAACAAGAGAGTATACTGTATGTATACGATATGATAGAAGCAGAGAAGAAGCTAACAGAAGAAAAAGAAAAGCAAGGTCAGTTAATTGATACAATAGGTGGTATTATAGGTGATGGTTTCATCTCTATGGTAGAAGGTACTGAATCAGTTAAGGATGCTTTCAAGTCTATGGCTAGAGCTATCATAAAAGAACTCTACCAAATACTTGTTGTACAGCAAATGGTTAATGCCGCTAAAGCCGCTTTCGGTATACCTGTACCAAATGCTAACGGTAATGTGTTTAGTTCTGGTAGCATACAACCATATGCTGATGGTGGAGTAGTCGGAAGCCCTACTACATTCCCTATGTCTGGTGGTAAAACTGGACTAATGGGAGAAGCTGGTCCTGAAGCTATTATGCCGCTTAAACGTGGAGCTAACGGTAAGTTAGGAGTACAGATGGAAGGTGGCGGTGCTACTACTGTTGTACAGAACTTTAACTTCTCTGCTAACGGAGACGATAGCGTTAAGAGAATAATAGCTCAAGCCGCACCTAAGATTGCTCAAATGACTAAATCTGAGATACTAAATGATCGTCGTAGAGGCGGCACAATGAAAGCTACATTCGGTTAGACTTATAAGGAATA